TCACTTATGAACTGGGTGCCTTGCCGCTTGTAAGCACCGGCATGGGGTTTGACCTTGAAGTTCTGAAGCTTCTTCACGCCGTTATGGTAACGGGCATTGTCCACCCTGCCCTTCATGGAAGGGCTGACTTCACCACATGTGAAATTAGTTGTAACAACATTCGTTTTAGCCTCTGAGTGGGTAGGCGTTGGAGTCGCTGAAGAATTGGCGTCCGTTAATGTAGGTCTGCGGCAACACTACCTGCTGATGCCCACCTTCAGTTGCGTTTGTGAATCTTGCAGATGATAGGATCTGACCATATTCAGCCCATAGCCGGTCCTTGGCTGAATTAGATTGGAGGATTGCATAACAACAATCCCATGCTAGATAAGATGAGAGACATTCAGCGAACAATGGGTCTGCATTGTTGTCGTCCAAGTCAATATCCTGGACATACTTCAATTCCAAACTGGATTCGTTGGTGGCAATGAAACGACCCTCCACCCTATACTTAGTTCCGTCTGTGATGGGGAGGACTCGGAGGCAATCTGTGGGGAGGGCAAAGTAATTTCCAAAATCAAAAGCTGGTCGCCTCCGGGCTGTGCCGCCTGTGGTATAGGTAGTATATGCAGTTCCATCAACCCCTTCCAGTTCAAATGTGTTGGCCGCACTAGCGGAAACCCGATAGCTAACCCCCTCCACTTCTGTCATCCCACCAATGTCCTCCAATACAACTTGGTCACCATCAAGCAACCCATGGGCTGTTGAGGTAACTTCTGGTGGACTAGCTGCTGTAATCGCTGTAACCGTCGTACCTGCCACCCGAGTAATCAACTTGATTCTGCGAGTGGCGAAATTCCAAGGGTGGACCCGCAAGACAGCTTGCTTGGCAGGCTCCACCCGAGTATTCATTACCTGTGCACTCTTGGTAGAGTCAGATAATGAACTTACCTCTTCCGCTCCTAGTTTTCTAAGAGCAGCGTTGGCAATAGCTAATTGGTTTTGGGCCATTAGTCAACAGACCAGTAAACCACCCCTGCAATCTGTGTCACAGTCGCAACCTTGACTGTGGCAATCAGAACACCTGCCTCAGTCAACACACTAGGCGAAGATCCTGTACTGGTGGCGTTGTAGGTGTTTGTGATCTGGTCGTAGTCAGTTGTCGCCGTGGCGGATGTTGACGTGGTTGCCATCGTGTTAAGGGTGGTTCCATCAGAAGCTTTAACAATCTTCAGCTCAACATAGGCCGCCGTGTTAGCTTTAGAAACAGCAATGCCTATTGAATGGACATGCGCTCCTTTCGGGATATAGCACAAGGCAACAACTTCATCCGTGGCAACCCCGGTTGGTAGCGCGTAAAATGACGAAGGACGAACTCTTGCACCAAGCTCCCATGGCTTGAGAGGGTCGTATGTTTCAGTATCTTCATACTGGGTTACCTGATGTGATTTGTAATCTGCTGTATATGCCATGGGTGGTCTCTCCTTCTGTTCTGTCGGTAAAGTAAAACAACCTACGGAGGTGACTGCCACTAGAGCAGCCACCCCCAAGGTTAGTATGGGTCTAAGCAGCGACATAGATAACGCAACCCGCAAGGATTCCGGTATTCAACGCGGCTACGGCAACTGTGGCCGTGAGGACCGTGGTTGCCGAGTATTCGTAACCAAACCCAACCGTGGTTGGGACTGCATCTGGCGAGCGCAACACAAGGTCGTCATAGGCAATCGCACTGGATACATCCAGAGCTGCTACGAAACGATCTGCGTCGTCCGCGTCACCGATGGCAAGCGTGGCTGAACCAGCACTCAAGTCTGCCGATGCCCATTTAATGCCCAACACTCGCGCATTGGCTGGCAACTGACAGAGGCTAATAGTGTCCGCAATAGACTCCGATTCACAGGTATGCTCGAAAAACTCAACTTGAATTTTTCCCCGTGATTCATTGGCTGCATTGGGCGAGTAAGAAGTTGCTGCATTAGCAATCTTAGCGTATTGAACTGAATTTGTATCTGCCATAATAGTATATCTCCTTTATGGTTTACAGATCCTCGTCGCACAGAATCTTGACGACCTTCTCACCCCACATGCGAACTGCATTGGCTGAGAGATACATCGCGACCTGGGTGGCGTGATTCTTGGTTGGCAGAACATCAACACTAACCTTCAGGTCAGAGGCAGTAACGCACTTCATTCCCATTCGGCCAAAGGCGTAACAGTCGCGAATGTTAGTCGCGGAGGCTACGTCAAGCTGGTTGGTGGTGATGAAGGTGAAGCCCATGAACTGGTTGATTTCACCATTCACAAGTGCTTTCACCGTGTTGTAATCGGAGCTGGTCGTTTCCGTGTTGCGGAGCAACGCCATTTCCTGCGACGGACCCATGACAACAAACAACTCGTCACCTTCATTGGCTTCATTCGTCATAAGGATACGACGAGCTTCACGCAATTTAGGAAGGGTGAGGTTGCTGTCAGCGGAACCGCTCTCAGCATAGTTGACGGCTACAGTTGAACCACCATCAGCAGCATAAGCCACAGCAGTCGATCCGGTTTTATCCGTGTAGACCGTGGCATCAAACGCATCAATGATGAGCTGATCTTTCTGCCGGTTACCCGCTGCAACAAACGTCTGAATATAAGACGATGTTGGGTCCGCGTTCATCTGCAACTTATCCTTGTCGTCGATCAAATCGGCGAGGGCGAAGTGTTGCAAACCAACCCGGCGACGGGTGTGGGGGGTGTCCGTGTAGCTGGTGTCAGCGTGGCGGGTTGTCAATGGCGACATCGCTACCGTACCAAGTCGGTCGTAGTAGGCGTATTCGGCATTCTGAGTTTCGTGCATCACTGCACGGGCGAGCTTGGATTCCTTCTGCTGAAGGCCAATCTCAATAGCATTGGTGTATTTTTGCACCAAGGCGGTATCAATTTGTTGGGACATATAATCTCCTTGTTAAATCCTGTGATCTCCCAAGAAGTTATCCTAACGGGCTTCTCCGGCCTTCTGGCCTGTTGTGCGTCTTCACCGCACCGTAGCTGGACATTGTAGGGTTTCCCAGCACCTCCTGCCCACAGATAGGGGCATAAATCGCAAATAAATGCAACTAAAAAATGATTAAATCTTTCCGACTAACTTATCGTGCAGATCCATCCACTCCTTTTTAACTGCTTTATGGTCATCGTGGCGTTCATCCATCAGTGCCTTCATCTTGCCTTTATCGGCTTTCATCACGTCGATGGCACTCTTGGCGTCTTTGAACTCAAACCCTTGATTACCAGAGGCTTGGCCACTTGAATCTTCCTGGAAGTTCTTACTCAGTTCATAGAGGGTTTCAACCAAAGCAGGGCTGTTACCCAACCCACTCTTGGCAATCTCCTCTCTTGCCGCCTCACTGAAATGAGACTGAATAAACTTGACGGCCTGTTCAGTGTTATTGCCTGTGGCATCTCCCCACTTGGCGTTTAGCTCTGCCATCCCAGTTTCCATGGCTGCTTTCTGCCCCTCCACAGTCTGGGTGTAACGCCCATTCTCATGGGTCATGTAGGCTCCGATGATCTCACTGCCAACATCGGCAGGGATTCCTTTGGCAAGCAACATCTCCTTAAAGCCGGTCAATGCTGCTTGATCCATCTCCAGCCCTTCTGCCAGTTCAACAGTGGGTGAGTATGCGTCAATCGAAGATGCCGCTTCGGGCAACGATGGTCGTTTACTGAAGGCTTTCTCCAGTTCAACGTAACCCTTGGCTACAGCAGCAGGGTCACCAAACTTCTCCAGTGTGGGAGAAGTTTTGAGGTCGTCCGGTAGTGAGTCACGCCACGAGGCTTGTGGTTCACCCTGGGTTTCGTTTGGTTCAAGAATCGCGGTTGCTCCACCTTCGGCGGAACCGGGATCAAGTAGTATATGCGTCGTCATTTTGGTTGTGTTCTGCCATCTTGATTAGCTGGTCCATGTCAAGGTTAAGGGACCGTATAATGGATAGAACAAATCTGCGTGAACCTTCATTTAGGTCTGTCTGGTGAGGGTCACCAGCAACAAAGGTTGGGGTGAATATAAATGCTTCCTTCGCCCAATACGCCAGCAGGTCTTTACCTTGCGGGGAATTGAACAGGTCTTTGGTAATCTCTACCATCTTGCGCCTCTTGGTGAAAGCGCGTACGGGGTTTCTCATATAAACGGTATGGCTCCACCCTTCTCATTGGCGTCTGCCAAATTCTTAATAGCCTTGGAAGCAGGTTCTGCAACTTGTGTAAGTTGAGCGGCTTGTTCAGCTTGTGCTCTTTGTTGTCTGATTTGCTGAACCTGCTCCAAGGGTCTAATTATTTTAGGACTCACCCCACGTAACCGTGCTGTCTCAATAGCGTATTGATCTGTGTCAACTGCATCCATGATGTCCGGTTGTGTCTGTGCAAGTGGGATCAACTGTTCCAGCCACCGCTGCATGTCAAGAGCGGGGATTCCTCGCTGTGCCCTGACTGCTGGTGACTCGTATTCAATCATCAAGGTTTGCTTCTGCAACTCCTCTGGAACAGGAGGCAACATCCCATTGTCCTTCAAAAGCTCGTAGGTGCGTTCAATCA